TATAATTGGTAAGTATTGTTGACCAAAATGTAAACAAGCTGTGTAAGCTGGCAGGAATAGCCTAAACTTCTCTGGTAGCCTGACCCTTATCAACTTCTTTACCCCTACCCTGAACAGCCTTATATCGCCTCTGAGGGGCATCTGAGTTAAACTGGAGGCGTTACCCCGGCGCATTTAAGCTCCCACTCCATTTATCAACGAAAAGATGATAATAGTTTAAGTTTCTACTTGACAGATAAGCATGAAGTAGTATAACATATACATAAAGTATTACTTAGAGTAACTTAAAGTAGCTTTAAGTACCTTAAAGTATTTATCAACTCTAATATATATAGTTATTATAATACTTTAAGTAGGAACTTTAAGTACGTACTCAAGTTTTTTTGTCGTCCCAGCTTAAAGTACTTGACACTTAGCACTAACTTAGGTATAACTAGCCATGTCAAAGCCAAAAATGTACATAAGCGAAAATGTACTAGAAGAATTTTACTACGCACTAGCTTCAGAAGACGAAGGAAGGATGCGTAGAGTTCACATCCCAAGATCAGATGTGTTCTATATCAGAAATAAAATATTAGAGGACACAGGCGTTAAGTATTCCCTAGACAGAGTTGAAAGAGCTATGTACTTAGAGGGTCATCTTAAGGCTTCAGACGTGTTTGAACCTAGAAGAAAAAGGGAATGGGAATGACTATAGCTATGGAACGTATTCTAGCTTGGAAGTTACTACCAAGACTAATGATGGTTATGATGTCTGTATCTGCTTGGCGTGTAGTTGAGTGGTTTATGACCTTACCTGACCCCACTACACAACAGTCAGCTCTAGTATCAGTAGTTACTGGTGCTATGACTGGAGCTTTTGCTGTTTGGTTAGGACATGAAAAATGATTGGTCAAATTATAGGAGCGGTTGGAGGATTAGCTACTTCTTACCTAGATGGTAAGGTAGCAGTACAGAAAGCTAACGCAGAAATTAAGGTTAAGCAAGCTACTGGTGAGATTGACTGGGATCTAGCAGCTATTCAAGCTACTCAGAACTCTTGGAAAGACGAATGGATTACCTTACTCTTTTCAATTCCACTGATCTTAGCATTTTGTGGTGACTGGGGTAATAGTATTGTTCAAGCTGGCTTTGCTGCACTGGAAACTATGCCAGCATGGTACCAATATTCACTAGGTGGGATTGTTTCAGCAAGTATCGGGATCAGATCCGTAAGTAAATTCTTTGGGAAAAAATAATGCATAAAAACTTTCAGAAGTGTTTAGAGATGTTGCTACACCACGAGGGGGGCTTTGTGAATCACCCTCAAGATCCAGGTGGTATGACTAACCTTGGGGTGACTAAGGCTGTCTATGACAAGTGGATTGGACGTGAGTCTACTAAGTCTGAGATGATGGACTTAAAGCCTAATGATGTAGCGCCTATCTACAAGAAGAATTACTGGGATAAGGTAAGAGGTGATGATCTTCCTGGCGGTGTTGACTGGTGTGCCTTTGACTGGGCCGTTAATAGTGGTTCTGGTCGTCCAGCTAAAGCTATTCAACGTGCTGTGGGAGCAACAGCAGATGGAGCTATTGGCCCTATGACCCTTCAAGCAATTATGAACAAAGATCCTCAGATGATTATTGAGAGTGTCTTTAGCCAACGTCAGAAGTTCTATGAGTCCTTACGTACCTTTGAAACCTTTGGTCGTGGTTGGACTCGTCGTAATAAAGAAACACTAGACCAAGCATTGAGTATGATAGGGGATAAATAATATGAGTTATGTCAATCTAGCTAAAACTATAGCTAAATCTTTAGGGGTTAATCCTAAAGAACTAACTATGAGTTTAATAAAAAAAGCTCCAGTACCTGTAAGGTATAAAAAGTTATTTCAAGGTCAAACTGCAGGGGAAGCAAAAATGGTCCCTTCAGCTAAGTCTAGTAGGGCTATGGCAGCACAAGAAGCTAAATCAGTAGGCGCTTTTGCAGCTGTAACAGGAGGTTCAGCTGTACTTAAGAAAATCCTTGAGGCTGCAAAAAACCCTAATATTACAGATAGTTCAAATTTAAAAGGGCGCAATAAACCTCGTACTCCTGTTAATAGAGCTATAGACTCTGCTAAAAAAGCTACTAAACCTAAAGCAAAACCTATGCCTCGACCTAAAGCTAAACCTAAAAAATTAGCACCTATGACCTCTTTAAAACCTAAAGCTAGGCCAAAGTAAATGAGTATACCTGAACGAGTCAAGACTAAGATGAAAGATGCTGGACTTAAGTCTGTGAATAAACCACAGCGACTTAACGATAGCACTAACAAGTCTCACCACGTTATGGCTAGTGAAGGTGGTAAGTACAAGTATATTAAGTTTGGTCAGGAAGGTGTTAAGACTAACCAGACCGTAGGACAACGAGAAGCCTTTAAGTCTCGTCATGCTAAGAACATTAAGAAGGGTAAGATGTCTGCAGCTTACTGGGCCGATAAGGTTAAGTGGAGTAGCAGCAAAACTAAGTCCTCTTCTAAGAAGTGGGTTAAAGGTTCTTAATGTCTCTCATTTCTCATCTACCATTACCTAATATGCCGTTTCAAACTCATGTAAACATAGTCTTTGAAAATGGTGTAGGTGAGCCTGTAAGAAAAGATGTGGACACAAAGGAACCTACAAGAGTCACTCCTGATACACCAGTAGAAGACCTTAAGCTGGTTAATCAGATGTATGCCTACAACCCTAATCCAAATAAACTACGAACTCCTGATGGACAAATCGTAGATTTTATTATTGCTTAAAGGAAAAACTATGCAAAAGAAAATGAATCCAGGAATGGCAGCACTAAAAAAGAAAGCACCAGCAGTAGCTAAGAAGATGGGCTACAAGTATGGTGGTATGGCTAAAAAGAAAATGGCCTATAACAAAGGCGGTATGGCAAATTGCGGTGCCTCTATGAAACCTAATGGCAAAGTAAGGAGCTAACGATGGCTGTATCACTACGAACATATTTAAATAGTAAACTAAAAGCTATGGGTAAAACTGCTGCTCAAGCTAAAAAGAATGCAGGTAAATACAAAAGTATTGCTGCAGCTAAAAAAGCTGGATCACTTTACTACACAGATAAGAATGGTAAAGTTATGGCTGCTGTATATGCAGAAGACCTTAAAAAAGCTCCTGTACGACCAAAAAAGAAACCTTCAGATCCACGAGCAAAACGTCCTAAGCAGCCTAAAGGTGCTCCACCTTTACGAGATAGAGATCCTGTAAAGACTGAAAAGCTTTTACCTGGGTCAGATAAGACAATTAATGATGCGCTTAATACACCCCGTGGTCGTGGAGATGGTTCAAAAGAAACCCTTAAAAGACAAACAGACCCTAAGTCTCCTTCAAGATTAAGAGGTGAAGAGGTTATGAAAAAAATAACTCGTGAGCAATGGAAAGATATGTCAAAGTCGGAAAGACGTGCTTTAGGTTTACCTGCTACCAGAGTTGCAGCAGTAGCTGGTAAACTAAGGGATACTAAGTTTAAAGACGGTAAAAGTTTTTAAAATAATGGTAGAAGCAGTACGTTATAAAACAACTACAGAAAGTACAGCTGTGTCTGCTACGTCAGGTGGTGCTAGTGGTAATGTGCTTTATACTTGCCCTGCAGTACACACTGCTACTATCGATATGTTAATGGTAACTAATGGTAATACGTCAAATCAAAAAATAACTATAGAGTTTTACCATGCAGATGATACAACGTATCACAATTTTATAGAGGCTAAATCTGTTTCAGGTAATACCGCACTAAATGTTTTAGGTTCAGCACGTATGCATTTACATGCAGGAGATAAAATTGTAGTGTCTAAAGATGGTGGTACATTTGATGTCACTATTTCTGTACGGGAATTTTATAACCCTAACCGTTAATGCATAACGGGGTTGCAATCTTATCTCTAGTATGATATAACTATTTATGTAAAACTACTCCTGCACAAATAAAAGGAGTGGTGCTATGTTTAAGAAGATATTTAAAAAGATTCAAGAGAATCAACAACGAAGAGCAAACTATTGGATACTCATGAACTTGAGTGACAAAGAGCTGCATGATATGGGGATCAGTAGAGGTGAAATCAGGCAAAAAGTCTACAGTTAATGCAGCGGGTAATTATACTAAGCCTAGTATGCGTAAGCGCCTTGTTGCTTCCGTTAAAGCTGGAGGGAAAGGTGGAGCACCAGGACAATGGTCCGCCAGGAAAGCCCAGATGGTTGCAAAGCAATATAAAGCTAAAGGTGGAGGATATAAGTCATGAAAGTAAATGCACCTAAAGGTTATCATTGGATGAAACAAAAAGATGGTAGCTTAAAACTAATGAAACATACAGATAAGTTTGTTCCTCATAAGGGTGCATCTCTTACTGCTAACTTCCCTGTGCAGAAAAAACACGATGCCAAAAAGTAAAAGTCAAAGAAGCCTAACTAGTTGGACCAAGCAGAAGTGGGGAACCAAAAGTGGTAAACCATCGACGCAAGGTCCAAAGGCTACAGGTGAAAGGTATCTACCTGAGAAGGCTATTAAGTCTCTTAGTTCTTCTGAGTATGCCGCTACATCACGAGCAAAGCGAAAAGGCACTGCTAAGGGTAAGCAGTTTGTGGCTCAACCTAAAAAAATTAGAGCCAAAGTAAAACCGCATAGGAAAGTTACATGACAGAAAAGCAACAAAAGTTTCTTGATGCATTGTTTGGTGAAGCCGAAGGCAACCCAGTTAAAGCACTTAAGATTGCAGGGTATGCTCAGGGGGAATCCTCTGCAAGAGTTATGGCCCCTCTAAAGGATGAAATTGCTAATCGTACTCGTGACTTTATTGCTACCAATGGCCCTCGTGCTGTTTGGTCTTTAATGAACGTTATGACTAATCCAACAGACTTAGGAAATAAAGAGAAGATGGCTGCTGCTAAAGACTTCTTAGACCGTGCCGGTTTTGTAAAGACCGACAAGGTAGAAGTCAAATCAGAAAGCCCACTGTTTATTTTACCACCTAAAGAAAATGAAGCTTGATAAAACTTGGAAACTTCCAAAGCCTGACAAAACCGAAAGTGGCTATGTTTGGCACCCAGTAGTAAGAGTAGGTAGACAAGTGCCATTTGGGTACTTACAAGATCCAGATGACAAAGATGTACTAATACCTATTCCAGAAGAACTAGAACTGTACGAACAAGCAAAGAAACACCTAAAGCAGTACAGTTACCGTGATGTAGCCAATTGGTTAAGTGATCAGTCAGGCCGGCATATATCACATGTAGGACTATATAAGAGAGTAAGACTTGAGCAGAAGCGTAAGAGAGAAGCTGCAAACCAACGCTACCTTGCCGAGCGGTACAAAGCGGCTCTCGACAAAGCGGAAAAAATCGAAGCCCAAATCCGTGGCGGTAGAGAAGAGTCCAGCCCAGCCGAAGCCTGAAGCTTTAGACTATGAAGAGATAGCTCGTGAAGTTATCTTTGAACCCAACGAGGGTCCACAGACAGACTTCCTTGCATCTACGGAGCAAGAAGTATTATACGGAGGGTCAGCTGGTGGAGGTAAGTCTTATGCTATGGTGGCTGATCCTGTCCGTTACTTAGGCAACCCTAATGCTAGGATGCTCCTAGTGCGTAGGAGTACAGAAGAACTCAGAGAGCTTATCTCAGTATCCAAGCAGCTTTATCCTAAAGCTATTCCTGGAATTAAGTTTATGGAACGAGATAAGACTTGGGTAGCACCTAGTGGTGCAACTCTCTGGATGTCTTATCTAGACCGTGACGATGACGTTATGAGGTATCAAGGTCAAGCTTTTAATTGGATTGGCTTTGACGAACTTACACAGTGGCCTACACCTTACCCTTGGAACTACATGAGGTCACGACTTAGAACAACTAAAGCTAGTGGCTTACCACTCTATATGAGGGCTACTAGCAACCCTGGAGGTCCAGGGCATCAGTGGGTTAAGAAAACTTTTATTGACCCTAGTACTCCCAGTGAGGCATTTTGGGCAACGGATACAGATAGTGGTGAAGTTATATGCTGGCCGAAAGGTCACACTAGAGAGGGTGAACCACTATTTAAACGTAGGTTTATACCTGCTACCTTATTCGATAATCCTTACCTAGCAGATGATGGTATGTATGAGGCTAATCTTCTGTCGTTACCTGAGCATCAGCGAAGGCAGCTGCTAGAAGGTGACTGGGATATCAACGAAGGCGCAGCCTTTCCAGAGTTTAATCGTAAGGAACATGTAATAGAGCCTTATGATATACCTAACAGCTGGGTAAAGTTTAGGGCTTGTGACTATGGTTATGGTTCTGCTACAGGAGTTCTCTGGTTTACTGTAACTCCATCTGAACAATTAGTTATATACAGAGAAATGTATGTTTCTAAGGTTACTGCTACAGATCTAGCAGATATGATACTAGAAGCAGAGGATGGTGAAAAGATACGTTATGGTGTTCTTGATTCTAGTTTATGGCATAATCGTGGTGATACTGGGCCATCACTGGCTGAGCAGATGATCATGAAAGGTTGTCGGTGGAGGCCTTCAGATAGATCTAGAGGCTCTCGTGTAGCTGGTAAAAACGAAATACATAGACGCTTACAAATGGATGAGTTTACAGAAGAACCTAGAATGGTCTTTTTTAATAACTGTACCAACACTGTATCTCAAATACCTGCTATACCTTTAGATAAGAATAATCCTGAAGATGTAGATACACATGCAGAAGACCACTTGTATGACGCCCTTAGGTACGGTATAATGACTAGACCTAAAAGTAATCTGTTTGATTTTGATGCAAACAATCACAGTTCAGGATTTCAAGTTTCAGACGCAACCTTTGGCTATTAAGGATAAGACATGGAAGAAGATGAATTTTTTGAAGATACAATGGAGTCTGTAGATTCTAATGCATTGGATGATATTAAAAAAGAAGATCAGTCTGACCCAGCCTCAGGCACTATTATAAGTCTAGTTCAAGAGAGGTATAATAAAGCCTCTACTGCTCGTGAAACTGAAGAGCACCGTTGGATTCAAGCTTACCGTAACTATCGTGGTCTTTATGGACCTGATGTTCAATTTACTTCAACAGAAAAATCTAAAGTATTTGTTAAGGTTACTAAGACAAAAGTACTTGCTGCTTATGGTCAAATCGTAGAAGTTCTTTTTGGTAGTAATAAATTCCCTATTAGTATTGAGCCAACCACACTACCTGAAGGTGTAGCTGAATCTGTATACTTTGAATCTAATCCAGATATGCAAAAGGCTAAGGGTGGACCTAGCGAAGAAGATAAGAAACTTCTTCCTGGAGAAACTATGGGAGATCTC